TTAGCAGCTTGTTCTTCTAAGAATGGTTTTAGATAGTTAAATAGTTCAAGTTGTTCTTCTTTTGTAAGGGCTCCTTGATTTACATAGATACCTTCTTTAACTTCTTTACCTTTTGGTTTATTTGTTTTTCTTACACTAGGTTGAGTAGGACCTTCACCCTCCTTAAACATTTGGTATCCTGTTTCTAAATCTACATTTTCATAGTATACTGTACCTGCCATATCTGAGTCTGCACCTATCTCCACCATGTCATACAAGTTATTGTCATTCAATAACCAAGCTGTACTATTTGGCATACCTTGTTGTCTCCCATTATAGAATTCAGAAAACTTAGTATTTGGTGTTGTCCATCTTTTAGGTTTAACACCATTATTTTTTATTAATACTGAATTATAAAGTTTAACATCTTCATCTAAGATAAGTCTGTCTCCTCTTTTAAATTCTTCAGGTATACTTTGTTTTCCTTCATTTATATCAAACTCTTCTTCCCCTGCTTTTTGAAGTTCTATATCCACTTGCGTGGCTATTTGCTCCATGTCACTATTATAATAAATATTACGAGGACTTGCAAAAATATTAAAATTAGAAGCCTCTAAAGTTTTATTAAAAATAGTAGCAAGGACTAAATCAGAAACATATAAGTTGTCAAACTTTTCATTAGTTTCAATATAGTTACTCATAAATGCAGGAGTGATATCTTGCATTAAAGATTTATATTGTGTAGAATCTAGTCCTTTTACAAAGCCTGTTGTGGTCTTTCCAATACCATGTTGATAATACATCATCAATGAAAACACATTGAATAGATCACTGATTCTTTTATCTTTAGAAGCAATCAATGGATCATTTTTAGGATTATCTAATTTTTGTATAGAGTAATCCCCCAACTGTCTTATTTGATTAAAATACTCTTGAGCTAAAGCACCCTTTATATCATTTCTATTATTTAGTCTTATAATTTTATAACCATCTCTATTTCTTTGTGGAGATATCTGAGATAGTATAGTAAATTTTTCAAATAATGCCGGGTAGTTTTCTAATGAATTAAGAAGCTCTAGGATATTATCTCTATAACTATATTTAGTTTTACCCATGATATACATAGGATTATAACTATTTAGTAATGCTCTTTCAGATATATATTGTTTATATGCATTTTCCGCATTACCATCATTTTTAGCAACAAGACTAATAAAGTAATCATCATTACTAAGAGTATCTATACTATTTTTACTTTCTAGTATTGCTCTTTCTATATTATATCTGTAAAATGATCTTAAACTTATAAAAGGATCTTGACCCAATTTAAATGTATCATACCCCCTACCTTCATATGATGTTTCTGGATTCCTATTTTCTAAATAGTTTTTAGTAGCATAATCAAATTCAATAAGTCTTGTATTTACTATAATTTTATCTTCTTGAACTAATACAGGAGTATTTATATCATTATTTATTTCAATTGTTTTTTTATCAGTGCTTTGTGGTAAATTAGATAGTTTACCACTTTCATCATAAAAGTTTGTTTGATAATTTTGATATATATAGTTAATTAGATTATTACCAAAAGCTCTTGTGAAATTAGCTCTTCCATCAGCACCTCTACCATATTTTAAAATAATTTCAGCTCTTGTATTATCAATACCTCTTTTTAAGAAGCTAGTTATTTTTTCATTAAGTTTTATTTCAAATAGGGGAGTAACCAAATCAATTGTTAAGTCATCAAACATTAATGAAGATATAACAGACTGCTTTGTCATATATTTTACAAAGTCTTGATCTATTTCTTCATCTTTTTCAAAAGTTTTTAATACATTTTTTCTATCTTTTGCTTCTTGTACTGTTGTTAGTTTAGATGTATCTGGAGAAAATGCTTGTTCAAAGTCACTCATTCTTGAGTATTGATTTTCTAATTCTAAATAATGCAAGAAAATTAAAAGAGCTTTACTACTTGACGCATCCTGAATATTTAGAACACTATATAAATCAGATTTAGTAATTTTATCTTTATTTGTAAGATTAACTTTTGCTAATTTTTCAATTAAAAAATATAAATTTTCTTTATGAGACAACCAATTTGCACCTAATATTCTATTGTAAATTTTAGTACTTTCTTCATCAGCTGATCTGATTCCGGATATTAAATTAGGGTTTATCTTTTTTGTGTTTAAAGAATTTCTTAAATCTTTTACAGTTGTGTTTTCTATATTTTTACCTATAGTAACAGTAATTTTCAAATCTTCGGGTAAAGATTTTAACGTTGCTGATAACTTATCATTACTAACATCAGCTATTAATTTTTTTATTTGATCCTCATTTAATTGAGAATTTAATACATCTAAAATTATCTCATTTTTAATTTCAAAATCTTTTTTAGAACCAAACAATGCATTATTAATAGATGAATTATTCATCTTTTGCATATTTAAATACTTTGCAACTAGTGGTTGATTAAGTAAATAAACTATGTCTTCCTGATCCATACCAGCTCTGGTTAAATAACCATAAACTGTCATTGCTTCAGGGACTAATTTTAATTCAAAAGGGAATGTTGCCTTAGCTCTATCCAATACTCCTTGTAAAGAGTGAGATGTTGTATCAGATATGTTTTCTCCGGCTACATTATTTTCAGCACCAACTGAAACTACTTCTTCATTATTAGAATTTACTGTAGTATTAACATCAAATCTTACTTTTAATGGTACTTTTAATGTATCTGAGATTCTATATCTTGCTGGCATTTTTGCACCAGCAGCTTTATATAATGGAATTGATTTAGTCAATTTAGCTAAAATACCTAATGAAGGTTCAAGAGATAAATTAGCTTCATGAACATATAAATTATATCCAATAGTAAAGTGGCTTGTTGGACTTGGAATTTTTTCACCTTTTGTATTTACATCAGAAGGTCTATTATCAACATTTTTAAACTTATCATAACCTGTTCTATTTGCAGTAACGTTTTCCTCATACCTATCCATTAAATATGTACCATTAGGTTTGATTAATGTTACTGCATTTTCAGGAAGCATTAATATTTCTACAGATGCTTGTAAGTACTTGTTCTGTAAATATTTTTTCTGTAAATTAATTAACTGTCTAGATGTAAGTCTACCTTCAGGAAGCTTGTTTTTCTTCTCAAGTTCTTTAGTCTCTTCTAAAACTTTATAAAAATTTTCTACTCCTTTGTCAATATAGTTTCCTTCAGAATCTATGTTAGGCATAGACATAAATAATTTATCCCCATCAAAATCTGACCCTGCTTTTGCTACAATTTCAGTTGGTGTGATAATAGTATTACCAAATGACTCTGGTAAGAAATGCCAGACTGTAGCTGCTTCAATAGTATTGTGAGCATCATTAGGAATTCTAGGTCCAAATAGTGTAAGTGATTTTTTATTTTTTGCAAACCATTCAGGATTTTTAATTAATTGATTTAATCTTTCAATTGTTTCAATCTTATTTCCATCTAAATCTTTTGCATTAAGTAAATTTCTAAAGTCTCCTTGTAAAGCAATTGCAACTTTCATTTCTTCAGATCTAGTCTCTCCATTTATTAAATAAAAAGGAAGAGTATTAGTACCTAAAAGTTTTTGAATTTCTTTTAATTCAGTAAGACCTATGTAAGGAGAATCCCAAATACCATTTGTAAATGTTGCTGGAGATTGAACTAATGGCTCACCTTTAGTTTTTTGTTTAACAACCCCTCTTTGTATTAAACTTACAAGTAATTTTTCAATACTATCTGATTCAGGATGCAATGATAAATCCATTGCAAGTTTTCCGTCATTATCTGTATTAATTAATTTTATTAAATGTTGTGGTGTATCTCTTTCTGTAAGTTCACTTCTGATTATTTCAACAAACTTTGTAAAATCACCAATTACTCTACCATCTATTAACTCAATACCTAACCCATTTAGTAGATCTTCTTTTAATAATTTTGAGTATTCTTTAATTGTATTAGAATATTCATCTACAACAGCTTTATTATTTGAATTTTTTAATTCTCCATCTTCAAATAAGTTGTCTATTATAATAGCTCTTGTTTGTGTAGCAATTTGAAGTTCACCCTTATAGGAGTCATTCATCACTGTTACCTCTTTAAGATTAGCTAAATAAATTGGATTATTTGTAAACTTAAATATATTCTCACCTTCATCATTAACTTCTGTATTTACAAACTTCATTTCTTTATCTGAAAAAACATTATCAGTTTTTCCATCTGAAGTTAAATAAGCACCTTTTGATCCTGAACCAAATGTTACAAGTTGAATATTTTGTTTTAACATTAGCTTATGAAGTTTTTCAAGCTCAGAACCAGCTACTGCATTTACACCAGGGATAAGTGGAATAACAGAAAATTTATACATTCCTCTTACGGGTAAAACATCATTTTCAATTGTTCCAAAATAATGCAGTTTATAGATTGAATAAAACTGATCTATATCTTTTGATGTAATTGTTTCATTATTAATTATTTTTTGATACAATGCTTCTTCAGCCAAGCTCCAACCTCTTCCTGTTTTCTTGAGTGTCCGGTATGCATCAAGTGTAACATATGCCATACCATCTGATTCTTTCATTTTTTTATATAACTCAGCATCTGCTGCTGCTTTTTCTTTTGCAACTTCTGGACTAAATCTTTTTAGATAATCTTTTTCCCAAAGTTTTTGATATTCTTTAATATATATTGATTCTCTTACTGGATCTTCAATAACTGCTGAATTAAGTTTCTCAGAAAAAACAAAGTTATCATAATTAATACCTTCTTTTTCAGTTAGTTTAGAAGCATATGTTTCTTTATTAAATACATCATTTATAAAGCTTTGTGTTTGTTCATCAAACATAAACCCAATACCATCTGATGTAAGGCCAGGAATTCTTTTTGACCAGTCTTGTTTGCCGTGATCCCATTGTGCATGATCCCCAAATAATATAATACTTGTCTCATATTTGTGTATAAAATCATTAAACATATATGATTTAAGCAATGCATTAACTAATTTATTATCTTTTTGAAATTGTTCAAGAGCATCACCAGACAAGTCTTCTCTTTTAATACCAACTTTTTCAAATAGAGATTTAGATATATAAGGTATGTTATTAAAGTATAAGGATTTTATATCTGACAAAATTTCATCAAAGTATTTTTTTATATCATTCTTAATCATTGTACCAAGCTCTTTATCCACTTCTTTGACATAACTTAATATATCAATATCAGATTGTTGGTCTGCAAGTTCATACAATTTATTTTTTGTATTCTGACTTAACATTCCTTTGAATGCTACAAAAGTTTCTCCAGAATAAAGTTCTTTACCGTTTTCAATAACTCTATTATTATATCCTTTAATTCTAAGATATTTATCTTTATCTGGGCCTCTAAACTTTTTAATTCTGTCATACTCTCCTTGGATATAGCCATACAAGTATCCTACTCTTGCAATTTGCTCACCTTCTTCTGTTAAAAATTTATTAGTATTTATATATAAATTTTTATCTGATTCAGAAGCATCAAAACCTAATCTTGCTTGGTCTATACCACCATTAATTTTAACTCCATATGAAAACTTTTTATCAGAAGTTCTTGGAAGTTCAGCTACACCTGCTAAACTAAAACTATGGAATTCAAATATAAATTTAGATAGAGGGTCTAGATCAGTTGTGACATTTCCAGAATTATTTCCAAAATAATCTGTAAATGCAAATCCATCTTGAGCAAATACTTCTAAACTTTTATTTTTCTTTTTCTCACCTTTATTTTCAAAATTGAATAATGTTGACATTATTTTAAGGTGTCTAACATGAGTATTTATTTCTGGATTAAGATGAGACATACTGTTATATCTTGGATCTGTCCAAAGTTGATGCATATATTGAACTTGGTTTAATGCATATGCTGCAGCATGAAGTGAACTCCAGTTAACTTCCTTATAACCAACGGTTTGATTAGATCTAATTATAGCAGTACTTGAACTATCATAACCATACATTATTTGTAGTTCAGCTAACCTTTTAAGCTGTGTAAGTTCGCTTACTTTACCTTTTTTACTTTTATCTAATACAGATTCTGAGAAGCCAACAGATAAAACTTTTAAAGGATTTTTCTTAAAATTATTAAGTAAAAGTTTTTGTTCTTCAGTTATTGTTTCACCATTAGACTCTAAAATATCTAGTTGATTTACTTTTTTAAGAATATCATAGATATATGCTAAACCATAATAACTAACGCTAGTAGGTTTATCTAACTCTTTTTTAATATTGTCATTGTCCTGTAATTCAATACCCAATATTTTTGCAAATTGTATTTGTTTATTTAAGTTTAAAGTATCACTTTTGCTATCCTTAAAATCTTTTACAACCTCAGATAAGTTTAAAGATCTAATGTTATCTCTTGAAACATTTACATATTTACTTTTCTTAAGTGTCTCAAAAGTATTAATCCACTTAGTTACAACATTATCAACTGCAAGATCTGATTTTTTAACTATAAAGTCTAATTCTTTATCATCTTCTCTATAGTATGCATAAAGTTGTTGGTAATCAATCTGAGGTTTTGCAAAGTCTTGAAAAAATCCTCTTGCTAAATCAAATTCAAATGTATTAACTTCAGCTCCTGATTTATTAGGATCAGGAAATTTATATTTAAATAACTGTTTTAATTCTGGAAACTTTTCTGATTCTTCTTTTAACCTTGTATATGCTTCATTTCTATCTCTTATACCCCCTATTGTTTTAGCAACTATAGCAAAAGTTTTACTAAATTCTGCTCTCTCTATAATTCCAAATCTATCTTTTACAAAATTACCTTCTGAATCTACTTTCAATAATGTTTTTAAAACAAATATTGTTTGTTTACTCATTGTTTGTTGTAAAGATTGTTTTCCAGTTTTTTCATTATTCTGCTCTAGACCTCCTTTGTTTTCTTCTTCATCAACTAGTTCTCCATTTTCATCTAATTCTTGATCTTTATTTTGAATAACTGAATCATCTTCAACAGCATATTTTTTTCTAGATACTTCATAAGCTGTATTTTCCATATGGTATTTTATTATACCACTTTTTTCATCACCCCAGTTTTTTAATGTAGTTTGTAATATTCTTACATTATCTCTAATAGTTTCTTGATCTTGATCAATCTCTACTTTATCTAAGACAGGTTGTTTTATGAGTTCAGTAAAAACTTTAGCCTTAGCTTTTTTATAATTATCAAATTGAGTTTGTGCATCTTGTGATCTTGTAACTAGAACAATGTCTATATTTCTTCCATTCTTTTTTATTGTCCCATGTTTGTAAAAATCACCAACTATTCTAACACTATCTTTATAATCCTCTCCTCTTACTCTTTCTCCTCTTTTTGTAGATGGTAATAAGTTATTAAAGTCCCTAACTTGTGATGTTAAAAAGAAGTATTTATTTTTTCCATCAGAAGCTTTCATTACAGCAATGGCATTACTTTCTATCTCTTCTAATGTCTTTAACTCATTAAAATCTTTAACACCCTCTAGTGTTTTAAGTTTAGCTTCCTCTTGTCTTAAAATTTCTTCAAATTTTTCTCTAGCATCATTGTATAAATATGATTTATATTTTGGATTCATGAGTGCTGAAAGACTTACGCCAACACTTTTACTTTCTTCCTGAAGCTCATTTATTTTTTCAGCAAAAAAATTGTCAATAGAATTAGAAATCAATAGACCATCCCCAGGAGATAATGCATCTTGTGATGGATATTCAACCTGTCTTGGTCCTCTATCTAATTGAGTAAACATTTGATTATCAATACTTGGAGAGTACTTATTAAAGTCTCCAATATATAGTTCATTAAATAATCTTTGAGCCATTGGCGAGTTAAGACTATTTATAACTGTATCTTGTTTTTTAAACTTCTTAAGCACCTTACCAAATAGTTGTTTTAAGAACTCAACTATTTTTCTAAATAAAGTATTTCTTTTTGGAGCTGCTTGTTTTGCTTTTCCTGTTTTAACATAGTTACGGAAATCTTCTGCAAGCATTTCTTCTAATTCTCTAAAGCTCATTTTACTATAAGGAGTATTTCCTTTAGCATCTTTGTAGTTCTTGAGCTCATTGTATAAATCTAACTTTTGTTGTTTAGTTAAAAACAACTGGGAGAATACGTGCCATGCTTCATGATAAATAGTAAGGTTTTGATATATACTACCCATCTTTTTATTAACCTCTAACCTACCCATAATACTTGTATCAGCAAGAGTAGCACCTGCTACAATAAATCTTGCATATACATCTGAGTTTACAATGTTTGCCATATGACCAAACTCAATGAGTTTTCTCATTGGCTCCATCTCTTTACTATTCCACCAACTCTTAGCTTGTCTAACTTTTAGTGGACTAATAAATTCTGGCTTTATGCCTGACCTTTCAAAATACTTTTTATTTTTTTCAGATATTTTTTCTTCTTTAAATATATCATTTACTGGAGTATTATTCTCTGGAGAATTATTTTTAGAAGCAATACCCTCACTTATCTGTTCTTCTATAGGAGGATTAGTTTTTTCAGAAGCTGTTTTTTGAGAAAATTTAGTTTTATTAATTTCTTTTAAAATTAAATCTTTTTGATTTTGATTTAAAACTGAATTATATCCCTCTGAAAGTAATTTAAATATATCTTCAGCAAATTCCCTAGTTTGATTTTTACTATAGTTATTTGTTATCTCTTCAATAAAATATTTAGTAATTAAAAAACTATCGTAAGGATTTGCTTGGTCAATAGTAGATTTGTATGCATCTGATGTTGCAGTATTTACTATTCTATATGCTTCCTCTTCATATACTGTTGGTTTTGGTGGAGCAAAGTCTTCATCAAAAGGATCTTGCTCTTTTAAAATCTCTTTACCAAATGAGCTATTATCTGTAGTAAAATTGACTACATAATTATAAAATCCTGGATCTGCATTTGTAAGCTCTATATCTGACTTTAGACCTTTTATAAAATCAAAATAATCTGCATTTCTATTAAAGCCTGTACGTTCTGTGTTTAATCTCATATAAACACCACTTGCTAAAGCTGTATTTTTAAAAATAATTTGTGTTCTATTAGAATTTTTCTTTAATCCTTTTTGTGTAAGATATTCTACTATATACTCTTTGTATTTATTTATTACTTCATCTCCAGCTTTTTTAAGAGCCTCTTGATCTAATTTTATTTTTACATCAAGTTTCTTTGCATCTTTTCCAAAACCATCATATAAGTTAAAGTAAATTGATTTACCATCTTTACTATAAAATAAATCATACTGTTTACTAGTTCTTCCTAAATCAAATCCTTCAAAAAACTGATTGGTATATTCTTTTTTATCCTCATTCTTGATATTTTTATTAGTCAATACCTCTGCAATTTCTAATGCTAAGTCATCAGTGATAAGTGGTCTATTTATAAAAAAGTCATTACCATTAATTTTTATAAATGCTGATCCACTTTTAAAGTTTTTTTGATCAAATGGAATTGTATAAATACTCTTTAAAATTTCAGATACTTTATCTTTAAAAGATGGAAGATTTATTAAATCATTTAAATATATTTTTGTAGCTGATAAATTAGTGGGAACACCATTTGTAACATTTGTTATTGGTAAAATTTTGGTTTCTCCATTTAATATTTCATTTTGAATTGTATACAGTTCTTCAAGATCCTTATTTCTTTGTTCTCTTACAAGTTTTGTATATTCTTCTTTTGTTCCATCTATTTCTGGATTGTAGGTATTCTCAACAAAAGCTTCAACAGATATTAATAAGTCTTCAGTATTGTACATATTGGTAGCAGAATATTCACCATTTTTTTCTCTTATGGTTCTCATAAACTGATACACTGGTTTACCAAGTTCTGCTGTTGTTATATTACCCTCTTCATCAAAGTAAAGAGTATTTCCTTTATCATCACTAATTAATAATATTACTCTTTGATTAGCTTGTTTAATGTCTTCAGAAACTTTTAAATTTCTATCAACTATAGCATTAGACTTATCTATTTCACTTTGTGTAGATTTATCAAGATATTTTAAATTCTGAGGTGTTGCATACGCACTTAATGTGATAGCTTTAAACACTAATCTTTTTCCTTGATATACTATTCCATTTAATGGATTTGTAGTATTCTGTATTTCTTTTATTCTATCAAAAGTCTTAACCATATATGTAAGTTCTTGGTTAAGATCTTCAATTGATAAAAAAGGATTCTTTTCTTTCTTATTTGGATCTAATTTTACATATGCTTGAGAAGTACCACCATAGGCACTTAGTGTACTAAACCTTTCTGGTAGTCTTACAACTGGCGGTTCAATTGAAGGATTTTGATCTAAACTTATTTCATTTTTTTGTTCATTTTCTATTATATCTTTTTTTTCTTGTAACTCTGAAATATCACTTAAGGTATTAATGATTGATGCAACACCAGTATCTGGATTTTTAAATTCTGTATTTAAATCATCTAGTGCATCTAATCTTAATCCTTCTTTTAATTTTAATTGTTCAAAAAAATTATTTTTAACATCAATAATTATTCTTGGTATAGACTGTAGAAATTTTGCTGCAACTTCTGGTGAACTTTGCTCAGAAAAATCTTTGAAAAGATTTTTCATATAATCCATAGCATCAAATGTGCTATTTGATTTTAGAGCTTGGTTCATTGAACCACTTACATCAGAATATAGTTCAGCTATAATAGCGTCATCATTAATGCTACAAGTTATCATTATAAACAGTTTTTTGTTTTATTCAATAAATTTTTTCTATTTTCTTCAGGAGTATTTTTAATACCCTTTTCATAAGCTTTAGTTTTGCTATCTTGATTTTGTAAGAAATTATTTACAGTAACTTGACTTTCGTTAAGTATTTCTTTTTCTGTATCTGTTACTTCAACAGTAGGTGGAGTAATATTACCTGAGTCCATTTCTATTTTAGTTATATAGTTATCTGCAAAAGTATCAATTTTAACTGTTATTGCCTTACCTCTTGGAGGAGATAATACATAAGAATCTTTAGTTTTTTCTTTGACTTTATATGGTGTATTATTATTTTTCTTTCTTGAATATACTATATCACCAACATTAATATCTGTATCAAATTCATCTATAAATTCTTCAACAATTTCTGATTCTTGTACTTGCTCAACTATATCTATAGGCATTTCATATGTATCTATTAATGCCTCTTTAAACTGTTCAATGTCTAATATTTCCTTTAAGATTTTAGTTTTTCTAACATCACTAGTAAATTCTTTATTATATTCTGAATTTAAGTTATTTAATTTTATATTTAATAAATCAATAGCTTGTTTAGTTCTTCCTGTTTTAGAAATTTTTTCAGCATCCTCAAATAATTGTACTAATGAAACATCATTAGAATTTATTTTAGTTGCTTTCATTAAATCAAATATATTTTTTTGATACTCACGAAAATCTTTAGATTTTTCAACACTTGATGTTTTTAAATATTGAATTCTTTTTACACCCTCATGAATTAATTCTGATGCTTCAGCCATTGACAAATATTTTATATCAGCATCTGATATATCTGTATCTGTTAAGAGACCAGATTCTTTCATAGTTTCAATAGCAACAATTTGATTATCTGTTGGACTTCTATCTACTGCATTTTTATAAAAACTATTATGTTGATCAAAATAATATTTAAAATTTGAATCAGATTCAAGTTGTTCTTTTATAAAATCACTTTGTTCATTAAATATTGATTTATCTACATTATCAAATGAAACATTAGACTTAATTTTTCTTAACTTATCTGATTGTTCTTTTAAGTTCTTTTCGGAAGAATTTAAATTCTTTTTGTATTTGTCTATTACTGATTTAATTTTTTCTTTGCTAGTATACTGTTTTAAGTTTTTATTTTTAGATTCATATTGCTCAATAATATCTTTTGGAATAGATATATTTTGTTTTACTGCATTACCAATTAAAACTTTTATAATTGCTAGATTTTTAACATTTATGTCACTTAACTCATCAGTTATTTCAGATAGTCTTTCTCTAATATTGTTAATTCTATTTGCTATTGCTCTTTTACCACCAGGTTCAAGTTCACCTAATTTTTTGGGGAAGAGTTTATCCATCTCTTCTTGAACTGACTCTCTATATAATGGAACTAAGAAATCAAACTTATATTTATTACCAGTTATAGTAAATTGTTTTTCATTAAATGGTTTTTTGGTTTTTGGATCTATTTTTTTGTTTATTACAATTTTTCCATCTTCATCTACTTTATACTCTAATTCATTAAAGAACTGACCAGACAAAGGTTTACCAGCTTCAATTACTTGATTAGTTTTTTTGTTAGACTCTCTTTGGATAGGAAGCATTGCTATTCCAGCAACTTTTCTATCTATCATTTTTTCTAACATTGTAGCATATGCAGCAGTTTGAAGTGTATACTCATTTCTCTTAGTAAACTTTTTATTAGTTGTGCTTAAATTATTAAAGTTTAAAAATTTATTAGTTTCTCCAGACTTAATATCTACTACATAAATACCATCTTTATCTACTAAAATAAGGTCAATTTCACCAGCTATTCTATCTTTCTTACCATCTTGATGAACTATATCTGAATCATATACAATAAGGTCTCTACCTACTATGTATAATTCCCCAGAGTCCACTCTTTTTTTAATGGTATCTAAATACTCTATTAAACTATCATATGCTTCTCTTGTAATTATTTCTTCATTAAACTCTGGTTTTTTACCAGACTCCAGATAGTCTTTAGCTAAGTCAAAGAAATTACCAGCAATTCTACTATCTTCATATGTATTTTCTGCAAAAAATGTATCTATTATATTCTTAGTAGTATTCTTCTTAGTAGCTGTATCAAAATTATCTTTAGTAGTTGGTTGAGCTGTACCTTCTAAAGCAGCTAGTTCTGCATCATAGTTAACAAGAATATTTCCTTTAGAGTCCGTAGTAACAGTATAATCTTTACTTAAAGTTTTATATATATTAGGTACCATTACACCTTTTCTCATTTCTGAAAAAGAGTATAAACCTTTTACGCCAGAAGGTAAATTTTCTAATATATACTTATATGAATTAGTAGCTATTTTTTTATTTTGATATTCCTTTTTAGTACTTACTTCATAAACGTTAATATATTTTTTACCATCTATGTCTATTATATTTCCTTGAAACTTGAATATCGGAACATTTGAGAAAGTACTTTTTTTATCATATACTTTTAATGTATACTCATCATTTTCAAGAGTAACTTCTGTTGTATAATCATTTTTATTAAAAAATGAAGATATTTCTTGTCTTCTTTTTTCTATATCAGCTTTAGCATCTGTAGAAACAGGAGCTGTATAAGCACCATCAATTTTATTTTGAATTTCTTCAGCCTGATCAAATAAAGCTTGTTGTTTAGCAAGATTCTTTTCTTTATTTGCTTTTGTTAAAATTTCATTCTTTTGCCCTTCTAATTCAATTTGCTCAGCTGTCATATTAGGCAGAGCATTAAGTTCTTGTTGAAGTTTGTTAAAGAATATATCATTAGTTCCAGGGAGAGCTGCTTCACCAGTATCTGGAAGAGAACGTAATCTATCTACAAACTCTTTTATAGATGCAGGATTTAATCCTTTTTTAGCTATTGTTTGTTTAAAAATAGTATCTACTTGTTCTTGACCTTGATATTCATATGTTTCATCAATAACATCTTGTATAGCTTGTGTTGTTCTTCTATGAAACTTACCGTTTATTCTATATGCCTTTTGACCCTTTTTTAACCCTGTTACTTCATCATCTTCAGTAAGTTCTACTCCTTTTTCTACTTTACTTTGAGCTTTAAATATCTTTTGTATACTCCTTACAGCAGATTTAATTTCTTCTGGAAAATTAGCAAACTGTCTAGCACTAATAATATTATTTAAATTTTTTAAATTTAAACTTAATTCTTTATTTTTTTCTTCGTACTTTTTAATTTGTTCTTTTTCAGTTTCAGGATCTAAAAAATTTATTTCTTCATTATTTGAAGTAATTTGATTATTAACATCATCTCTATATGCAATTAGTTGCTCTAATGTTTTTGTATTAGTATTTACTTCTACCCCTCTAATATTCATGATAGTTTCTTGCTTAGAAAGCACAGGTCTATTTGCATTATTATACTCATCAAAGTATTTTTTGTTCTCTGGTCTAGAGTACCATTCTTCAAATGTTTTATTATTTAAATCTTCATCTTCTAATAGAGCATTTTTTTCAGAAGGACTAAGTTTATTAACATATTCTTTTTGATAATTATTATACAGTTCTTCTTTAAATTCAGAAAGATCTGGAGTATCTAAATTAGACTCTGGAGTAACATCTTCATATGGAATCTCTAATTCCATATTTTCTTTTGAAGCTACATATGCTTCCTTAACTTCCTCTATTTTATCATTATAAAAGTTAGTAATTTTTTCAATCTCTACTGGATCTGATACTTTATCTATAGTATAGATTCTTGCAGAAGAATATCTTTGTGTTGTATCTTCACTATCTAAAATATCTCCTTCTTCATTTTTTAATCTGAGTTGTCCAACTTTGTCTTTATATACAGTTACGGTTTCTAATTCAGAAGTAATAGAATCATCTATTTGCTCAGTATATTCAGTTTCTGACAAAGTTTTTAAAGGAAGACCAGCTGCATCAACTTCACTGATGTTATAAGTTGCTGTACCATCAGGATATAATTCTACTCTAGCTTTATAGTTTTTATTTCCAATTTTTATTGTTCTTGTGCTTGTATTAGATGCTGCAGGCATAGTTCCAGTTTCTCCTGTAACTCCTTCTTCTTGTGCAGCTTTTATTTCTTCATCACCAATGAATTTTCTTCCACGTTTTGTATTACCATTTTCATCTTCTAAAATTTCAGTAAGTGTAGAAATAGCTTCTCTAAATTCACCATATTGTGGAATAACACCATTTATTTCTAATTTTTTTTCTATTTCATCTCTATCATTAGTGGAGCCTTTTTCTTGATAAACTTTTAGTTCAGCATACTGATCATTTTGAATTTCTTGTGATAAAGATTTTAATGATATTTTTCCCTCTAAATTGTTTATTTGTGTCTCTACATCTTCTTTAGGAAGTGCATCAATTTTTTCTTGTTTTTCTTTCTCTAATGCATTTATTTGTTGCTGATATGCTTCATCAATTATTTCTGATTTATTTGGATTTAAATCTTCTTTTAACTCTTCATACTTTTTAAAATAATCCTGATATATTTGAGAATATTCTTTTGAGCCAATAGGATATATTTTTTTATTTATATCATCATATATTTCAGTTGGAGGTACTCCATCTGCAAAATAATTTAACATGTCTTCAGTACTTATGAATAAACCTTTATTTGCAAGAGCATTTAATAAAGCATTAGCTCTAATATTATCCATTTCTTCACGGATAATTTTTTCATAGTACTCAATTTTTTTAGCAGTAACTTTTTTAAGCCAATCATTATTTCTCCTTACAGCTTCTAAGAAAGCCATTGGATCATTTAAAACATCAACATATTTTGAAATTTTTGTTTTTTCTATATCTAAGTCATAGTAGTCTTTCATCAACTCCCATGTTTCATCTATATCTTCATTAAAAATTTCTTGACCATTTTGTTTTGCGTGTGTTTTTAAATAATTAGTGTATGAGTTTCTTAAATTTTTTAGTAACTCATCTCTTTTTTGTGTATCATTAACAGCACCAAATTCATCCTCCATGTACTTTAATACTTGCTCATCGGTGTATTCAGTTCCTGTTTCTGCTTTTAGTTTTTCTTTAATTAAACCAACATATTCTTCTCTTCTTTGGAAGATGTCTAATGCTCTATATTGTTCAGCATAATCTTTTGTTAGATTAATTTGCTCTTGAAGCATTTGTATCTTAGCTGGATTTTTTGTAGTTTCTTTTTCTAAAGCAAGTTCTTTTTCTAAGAGATTAATTTCTTCTAGCATATCTCCGGTTGGAACACCTACTCCATCAATAGCTTCTTTAGTTTCATTAAAAGGTCTTATAGGGTTAAACAATAAATTTCTTTTTCTATTGCTTATATTTTTTAGTTTTTTATTGTTATTATACTTTTTATTTATTTCCGATCTTCTATATAATATGTCATCATAAGTTTCATTAAAGAAAACTATGTTTCTATTAACTGTTTCCCATGCATGATATAATATTAATTTATCTTGGTATTCCGGGTCATCTTCCTTAAGATCACTTACATTAATTGGATTAGGATTTTTTCTTTCTACTCTTTCGTATAGATTTTTAATTTTATTTAATCTTTCAATGGAAGAATCTACCCTTGCTCTATATTTATTAACTTGATCTTTTTCTATACCAACAGCTTCAGCAAATTCATCATCTGTTAAATTGTGTAAGTCTTTTAATTTTTCAGAAAAAATACCAAATGTACCTGTTCTTTTTAATAATTGAACTTGTGATATATATGCTTCTGTTTCAGCATCTAATGCTTCTTTTTTAGTTCCTTTTTGTTTAGTAGCTGCTACTTTTTCTTGAACACCTAAATTTTGAGTATAACCATTTAAAAAAGTTTCTAAATTAGTATTATTAAGTTCATTAACTAAATTTTGAGCAACAGTAGTTTGTGCTTCTTTCCATCTTGTATACTCTTCTTTATTAAACATTCTATTATAAGTTCTGCTTAAAAATGGAACAGCTGAATTTAATGGACCAGCCATTGTACCCATTGCAAAACCAGAAGCAAAAGTTTCAAAACCTTGAGCTGTAAAAGGATTTTGTTGAGCCCATGCATCACTAAAATAATCAAGCCTTCCTTTATTTATTCCTTTTATAGCAGCTCTAGAATAAAGCATAGACTTTAATGTAGGGCTATTGTAAGAATCCATAAAATATTTTTCATTTGCTTGAGCAATAGTCTCTTGTAAGTTTTCTTGAATACCTTCTGAAAAATTTGCTTTAAAATAACCTACAGTTTTACCAACAGATTTATGAATTGGATTTTTTAACCATCCCTTAGCCCATGTTTTTAAATTATTTGCTTCTAATTCAAAAGCCTTTGAAGTTCTATTATATATTACTTTACCAATTTTACCAAAGTTTTTAGAACCTTCTCTAGAAGCTATTTCATAAATATCATCTGTAGTAGATTTAATAAAATTTCTAAGCCCACCTCTTGGGCCTGTTATATTATTAAAAGTAATAGCATTGGTTGCATAAATAATTCCAACATTCTCTAGTAATGTTTCATATCCTCCCTGCTCAGCTTGTTTACTAATTTCTGCAAGCTCTTTATCACTTGGTACTTTATTGCCATTAGCTTTATAAGCTTCTCTATAAAGTTCATCATAAATTTTATTTTGAACCATTCCCCCCTCTAGCCTAGCTTCAGATAAAGCCATGTTTATATTTCTAGAATCTCTATATAAACCACCTGCCGTTTTATAAATTTTACCAAGATTTGTAAAGTTATCTGCTTGTCTTATTTGTTTTAAAGCACCCATTGTGTTATTCAATGGATTTAATTGATTCAATGTTCCTTTAAGAAATTGTGATTCTTTAATTGCATTATATACTTTTCTTGCACCGCTAATTTCTTTAGTTAAGTTTAGTGTTTGCCTAACACCTTGATAACCAGTTTTAACTCCTTTTAAAAGAGAAGGTAATTTTCTAGCATTATTTACAGTTGTAGTAAATAAACTTGATCCTCCAGTAGGTGCTGCTAAGATTGCTCCTAGAGTTTCTTCTGCTATTGCTTCAGTAATAATACCTGCTGTATAACTAAAATTCATAGCAGCATTATTCATAAATCCACCTATACCACCTTTAGTAGATTGACCAATTGCAGCTGCTGTTTCATATACTTCTGCATCTTCTCTATCTGAAGATGTAAAATCTCCCCTTAGAATTTTACCAAAACTTTTAAATCCAGATGTAAATCCTTGTGTAAATAATGGCACAAAAGAATTACTCATCATTCTGCTAAAATCATCCCATCTTGTTGTCCTAGCATTAAAGTTGGCATCATTGTCTCTTAATGGTGAAAAACCAACTTCATCAAATTTTTCTTGACCATAGGCAGAATATCTTTTATAAAAAGTACTTAAATTTGTTGAACCTGCATCATATGAATATATTCTTGCATAGTCATTTAAATCTTGGTTAGATTGAAACATATTATCCAAATAACCTTTTAATGAATCATTATATTCATTTATATCAAAAGCTTTTTGAGGAATACTTGGATTATTAATATTTGTTCTTACTACATTATCATATATTTGATTATTTGGGGCATTTAAATTTTCAAGTTTTGGTAAGTTTGAATATGCAATTTGATTACCCACAGGCATGTTTGGTTGAGGCAACATAACTCTGCTACCTTCAAAAGCTGTATAACCTTTAGTATCTGCTATTGGTTGATTAATTTTACCAAACTCTGGACCTAATGGATCTAATGGATTAAAGTATTCTTCTTCTTTTGCCATTATTATTTGTATTGATTTTTTATTTGATTATTAGCATCTTGTACTTGTTTTAAGAATGCTAAGAAATTATCTCTATTAGCTGCTAAATTTCCTTGTTGTAATAAAGATGTTGCAGTATATGTTTCCATCTTTGTTTTTTTAGTATTAGGATCATAAGATGGATATGTAGCTTTTATACTATAATCTCCTGTATTATTTTTATTTTTAGTTATTTTATAACTTGCATTAGGATCTCCTCCAATATTATTTAAAGTATAAGATCCTGCATAATTTACATATGCTTCAAGTGGAGATTCATATGAAGATCTATATAAAGATGATCTTTTTAAATCTTGCACTGGAATAAAAAAGTTAATTCCATTGTTTGCTAATTTTGTAGAGAACCAACTTTTAATTTCTGAATCTGAAAGATCATCATCATCTAAATCTTCTTTTGCCATTTGTTTTATAGATGATGTAAGACCAGCAGCATCAACATAATCTTTTATCCATTCCCTATTTGGTTTAATTGTTATTGCACCTAAACTAGAATTATTTGCTGCAATTGGATGTGACTCCAATGTAAAGTTTTTTAATTTTGATTCTGATTTTGGATTTTTTGCACTATTAAAATCCCTTATTAAGTCTTGAACTAATGAATTTGCTAAAGATCCATCAAGCCTAAACTTATCTTTAGCAGTTTTAGTTATTCCTCCAATTGATACTGAAGAAATTTTAGTAAAATCCCCATAATCTGTACTATTAAGTATTGGGATGATTTCATTAAAATACAATTTACCTTTTGACGTTCCTCTAGGGTTTACAGTAATTGTAGATTTTTTAAACGCATATGTTCCTGTCCCAGCTTCTGTTGGTCCTACAGAAATTCTTGGTGGTGCTTTTTTAATATATTTTGAACTAGATGCAATTTTATCAGCTTCTTCTAAAATATTTTCATATCTTAAATTACTAATTTCACTATCACCAAGTTCATCTCGAATTTTATATACAGCTGCCACAGGAGGTACAAGCCAATCCCACCAATCTACATCTTGCCCTTCTATATTATTATTTCTTCTTCTATTATTATAAATTCTTGCTTCAGTTGATGTAAGTATTCCTTCTTTATCTAATAATGCATAATATTCCTCTTTACTCCTTTTTATTCCATTCTTATCATATAATAAATGTCCATTTGCAAAACCTCTATCTTTTAAGACTTTTGCAACTATATCTGCAACTTCTCTATTATATTCTATATCAGCTTTTTGATAAAGCACATAGTCAGTTATTTTAGTAGAGCTGTTTACATAATCTTCATATAATTGAGTTTTTTGACCATTTAAAGTAAACATATCTAACTCTCTATTTTGCTCAACCCACTTTCCTATTTTTTTATTAATATTTTCCCATTCACCTTTTTCATAAAGTGCAAAATGATCTCTAAAACCTCCAGGATTATTCTTTAGTCTATTATAATTATCTTTAAATTGTTTATATGTATATTTAGTGCCACCAAAAAAGCTATTTGCTTGTTGTTCACTTAACTTACCTTCACCTAAAGCTTTACCAATTATTTGTATATAAGATGTAACTGCAGGATCTAAGTACTCACTTCTTGTTAAATCTTGAATTTGTTGACTAAGAACTTTTACATTTTGTTCATCAGTCACATTACCCTTATCTTCAATACCTGAAGAAATAATATTCTGACTTTGATCTTCAACTAAATTTCCATTTTCATCTTCATAGTGTGTGCCAGCTTCTATTAGTCTTTTTTTCCTTGCTTCTTCTGCTGCTTTTTCAGCTCGAATTTGTTCTATCTCTAATCTATATTGTTGTTGTTGATCAAGAACTGCAAAAGGATCAGCTTTTACATCTGTTTTAGCTCCTCTTTTAGAAAGTGAATGTGCTGCTTCATCAAAATCTTTTTGCATTAACATTGATGCCACACCATTATCAACTTTATATCTTAAAGATTCAAGATCTCCATATGGATTTTTAAAACCAGTAGTAGTTGTTGCTGTACTAGATTCACCATTTGATATAGTTTCAAAATCCTTTTTTGCTCTTTCTAATACTTTAGTATTAATATCTTTATTTTGTAAATATGCATTTAGTAAATTTTCTGCGTCTGGTCCAGCTGTTCCATCAGCAATTTGTTTTTGAAGATCTTTAATTCTAGCATCATATGTAGAATTTGCAGCTTCTATATTTTTATATCTAATTCTTGATTGCTCTTTAAGTACATTAAAGTTTTCTTCAAGATATTTCATCTCTGCTGCATTCTTATCTCCATTAAATTGAGCAGCATTAGAATAAGCATAATCTTTTCTATTTACATATGCTTGAGTTTGATATACAGACTGTATCTGTGCATTACTTCCTAGATTAGCTTCAAATAAATGTTGTAATGGTTCTTCTAGTTGTTCACCATTTGTCTTAGTAACAATATATCTACCATCATCAGACCAGTCTACAGATTGTATATCTCCAAAAGATTTAGCTAGTTCTAAAGCTTTGTTTTGAACATTTACATAAGGAGTATAAGCTATATTTTCAAATGCCAAAGCTTTATCTGCAGAAGCTTCCTTAAACTCATCTCTTTTGTATTGTAAAAATCTTAAACCAGCATCCCAAAATTCTCCTCTTCTTTTTTCATCTGCAGAACCTTGCAAAGCTTGAGCAGTCCCAACTTGCATATTATAATTTTTGGTCCAAGCCATATCTTTCATTAAGCCTTTATCTTCATAAAAAGGTTTAAATATTTGTGTGGCTTGTGATACATTTTGCTGTAGAGAAAGATCTAATCCAGCAACTCTTTTAAGATTAAAATTAATTTGATCTAATAAATAATCTTTTTTCTTTATATTATCATCTCTAGTTAAATCAGCATAAAAATACTGACCATATATTTTATTTAATGATTTCCAATTACTATCATATTGTGTTTGCTTATTCTGTATAATGTTAGAGTACAGATTAAGATCAGGTTGATAAGGTTGAATCTGAGGTATAAATGTGGCTGCTGCAAACGTTGCCATAGTTTTATATTATATAGTATAAATATATTAAAATTTTGTAAGTTTAATAAACATATAAAGTTTATTCATAGTAGTAAAAGGGGTAAACAGTATCTCCATAAACCATTCCTCCAATCTGCATAACCCTACCTCCATACCTACCATACTGTGTTTTAAAGATTAATTCTTGCATATCTTCAGGTAAATGTGAACCTTCAAGCTTTTGAGCAAAAGCTATCATGTCATCAGTAGGTTGTTCAGGACTAATTGGTTTTCCTTGTTTAAATACTTGTACTCCAGTAACTGGATCAATTGCATACTGTTCAGATTGAATATTATATATATCAGCAGCATTTTTAATACCCTGATTCATCATTTGAGTAGTAAGTGCATCTTTAGCATTTAATTCACCTCTATAGAAATTTTCAGCAGAACCTACTTTATCCATATATGGATTTAGAACATTCTGTCTATTTTGTCCTTCTGATAAATCACCTTGATAGTTCAATATACTTTCTTGATTTTTAACAGCAAGATTTTTTGCTTGAGTTTCTGTAATTGGTCTTTGAATTCCTTCTAAAAGATCTCCTTGCAATGAACCCATAATAGATTGTTTATACTGTGATGGTGCACCAATTCTAGAAATAGTATCCATGTTTTTTGCTGCTGCAGCTTGTTGCGCTTGGACAGGAGCTAACCATTCTTGAGCTCTTAAATTTAATTCAGGTCTTTGGAATGTCATTGCTGTTGGATACTCAATACCTGTTCTTAAAGATCTTGCTCTTGAAAGATTAAGTTTATCTTGAGTTGTCCATTCAGGCCAGTAAGTTCCAGCAGGATATTCTTGTCCGGGTACATCTACTGTTTGTTCACATTCACACTTACCATCTTTTAGTGGTGTTTCTTTTTCCTCACCTGTTATAGGATCAGGACAAAAACATTTACTCACTTTAGTTGGTGGTACAAACTTAACTCTTTGCCCTAAAGTAGTATTTGTATTAAATTGATCAATACCAGATACTTGTCCTCTTTTTCCTGCAATTTCTTCATCATCTTTACCTACTTGAAAATCACCATATGGTTTATACTTTTCAGTTCCTAATAAATTCCTATAGGCAATGTATGCAGCTTGTCCTTTAAAACCACTAGAAAAATCTAAGTCACCAAGTCCATCTGGATTTTCCTTTATTAATTTATTTGCTGCAGCATTAGTACCAGTACTTCCTGATACATTTTGTTCTGTTTTAGAAGCATCTAAACCAAAAGCTTCTAGCCTTGCATTTCTTTCTTCTTGTGCTAGTAATTGATTAACTACTCCTTGTTTATCAAGTTTTCTTAATTCTGGTGCATAACCACTATATAGTTTTTCTCTTTGACTTTTAGTATAGTTTTCTTTATTTTCAATATCTTGTTGATATTGTTTAAACAAGTCATTTTTAAAATCTTCATTTCCTTCTATTGCATTCTTAGTATTAATGAAATTAATATAAGCTTGTTTATTATTATTCCATTTTTTAGCAATTACCTCTAAGTCTTGTTTAGTTAAATCTGCTTCAGTAATTTGTCCACCACCTTGGAATTTATTTAAATTGTATGTGCTTCCACCATTTGACATTATTAAAGGCATATGCATACCACCCATAATAATACCTTGTTTAGCCATAAATGGACCACTCCCTTGCAGTTTTTTAGTTCTACCTAAATAATTATTTGGATTTCCTCCACCTAATGTTATACCATATTGTGCATATTGGCTATTACCTCCAAATTGTCTTTTAAGTCTTGCATATTCTTCAGGGTACATTTGTTGAAAGTATGTTTCTCCTTGACTATCAAATCCTTCTCTTTCTTGATCATACTTATACTGTAACCAATCTTTAGGATCATACCATTGACTTACTTCTTCTTCTGCAGTATAATTTTCTAATTCATCTTTTGCACCTGGTTTTAAAACTGCCTTCATTGTTTTTACAGGAACTTTTAAACGAGCTATTTGTTCTTCTGGTAAAGTAACCTTTTGCCAATTAGGAAGATAGGATCCAATATCACCATATTCTCCTTGAGCCATATAGTATTGATTAGTTTTAGGATCTTTAAAATAGTACTGTCCAGATTTCCAGTTTTCAGGATCTTGTAGTTTAGTAAAATCATATTGTGTACCAAACATTTCATTTTCAGGATCTAAAATAATATTTCTATCTACATAAGATGTTTGCTCTGGAGATACATTTACTGGAGGTATAGTAGTTCTTACAGTTGGATCTACTATAGGTAATGTATTTTGATTTCCATAAATTTCATTACTATATTCTTCTGGTCTACCATGCATTATTCTCTGCATTAAATCATTAGCTGCAAGTCTTAAACCAGAAAGACCCATTCCTTTATATCTATTTCTTCTTTCTTTTCTATCTGCTCTTCTTTGTTCTCTACCTCTTCTAGCTTCAGGCATTTCTTCATAGTCTTCTTCCATATCCATTTCTTCCATTGGATATTCTTCTTCTGACATCATTTGATCATTCATCTCTTGAGGAGGCATTTGTTGATCTTGTTCCATCATTGGCTCTTCAGACATAGATTGCTGTTGCTGCATCATTTGTTCTTGCTCTTGTCTTTGTTGAGCTAACTCTGGCATTAAATCTTCTTCTGTAATACCATTAGCTTCCATGTATGGTTTAGCAATAACTGGAATACCTTGCGGAAAACCTTTTTTAGATTCTTGAGCAATAGCTAATGCTCCAAGCTTCATCACATAGTTTTTAATCATCATCTCTGCAGTCTTTTTTTCCATTTTATTAGAATCTGGATCTTGCAGTATTTTTCTATATTTATTTATTTCATATGATTTGGAAAGTTCAGCAGGAGTATATCCACCTTTTTTTGGATCTTTACCAAACATCTTTAATATCTTAGGATCAGTTATTTTCATAGAAGCTGTGTCACTGAAGATAAATGTATCATCTGGCAAGTTCATAGGAACTCCACCTGCTGAGTGTCTTGGTCCTTTAATATTAAAGAATGACGGGAATGTAGAACCATCTAGATCTCCTACTAATGTTTCTCCACCTTCTGCTTCTATATTAGCTTCATCTCTAGGTACAGCACCCATTGTGTTTCTAGATTTTAATCCAGGTTTACCTATATAAGCATTATAATCTGCACCACCAAAAGCTGGAACATCATTAATTAAAGAACCTTGAACTTGATAACCAGTTCTTGCTCTTGGAAGCTTGTTTAGTTTTTTATTCATTTTATTTTTTATTTAATCCAGCAAGTTTAATTAAATCTTGAAAATCTGTAATATTTATTCTATTTCCTCCACTTGTAGGTTTAGATTTTTTATTTTTAATTGCCCCACCTTTTTTACCTATTACACCTTCAAAACCTTGTTGATATACATCTCTACCTGTTCTAGGATCATATCCTCCAGGATTATATCCTTCATAAGCTTTTTGTCTTTCACCTCTTGAAAACTCTGTCATTCCTGGAATATACTTAGTTCTTCTTTCATCATAGTAATCTTTAGTATCTGCTAATAAATTCATACCATCTACCATAGCTCTTGAAATATTATCATAGTTAATGGTACCAGATTTATTTTCTTTTAATTTTAATTGAGCTTGTGTTGGTAGTTGTTCCATTGTACGCGGACCTTGACCTGCATACATTGGATCATAACATGGACTATTAGGATCTTTTACTTCATCTTCTGTACAAGGACCTACTTTACCTTGACCAATACCACCTGGTTTTACTATACTATTTGCAGGATATGATACTGAAGAAAAATTTATTCCATTATCAGCTCTTACAAGACCACCATTAGCACGGCCAGCATTAAAAATATTTTTCCTTTCTATTTCTCTTGCTTTTTTTCCATATGTATCCGATATATTTTCAAAAATTCTTCTTTCTTTATCAGTCATACTCATTATCCTTTGTACAAAATTTTTACCTAAAGCTTTTGCTAGTTGTCTATTTCTATCATCATAAAGACTATTTAAAGCGTCATCATAAAGTTTTCTTGACTCAGCTTCTGAATAATTTTTTGAATAATCAATTTTTGGATTAAATCTATTCTTTAAATTATATATATCATGATAATAGTATGCAACTACGGGATCAAATTTTTCTGAAGCAGGATTATATCTTGGTGCAAAGTTATTTGTTGGTTGTTGATTTCTTCTTGCTCCTGTTCCTGTTCTTGTTCTTGTTCCTGTTTGATTTTTAATAACTTCTCTTTGAACTTCAGGTGTTTGTTGAGCAAACCAATCTCTTCCTTCCATTGTATTTAAAATAGAATTTGGATTATTAATTGCTATGTCACTTGAAGAACTACCAGTTAATGGATCTACACCAAATTTATATTCTGTAGGTTGTTCATAATCTGGATTAAATGGCATCATGCTTCTATCATATGGATTAGGAGAGAAATCTGAATTATAAAAGTCTTCATCAGCTACAGGATTGCTACCTGGTTGTTGCATGAAAACATCTCCTTGATTAAATGAACCATAATTTGAAACACCAGAACCTGAAGTAAATTGACTATCTGTAAATCTTTGTAAATCAGAGTTTGGTTGTTGAAAGTAATTTTGTACTGGCTGCATGTTAGCATTAGTAACAGGACTTTCAAAAGTTTTTTCATTAACAGGACCTTCTTGTGAAACAGATGTTTGTGAGTTAACTGGTGATTGTTCAATAATTTGTTCTTCTTCAGTTTCAGGAGTTTCTTGATCTGATTGTGGTTCTTCAGTTTGTGGAACTGATGCAGGTTGATTATTTACAGCTGGAGTATTTTGCTGTGGAGTAACCATTTCTTCCTCATCATAATATTCAGGAGAATCTATATTAATAGGCTCTCCTGCAGCATTAATTACAGTAAGATTTCCTTTTGTTGCTGTAGTAGGATTATTATAAATATCTGCAGTTCTTTGTGGTGTAATATTGTTTGCTGCAGCAGGTCTTTGTTGTGCTTGAATTGCAGATGTGCTTGTAGATGCTCCTACTGTAGGCATAGAAGGTCCAGCACCTGGAGTTGTATTTAATGCACTTGTAGAAGCTATGTTTACAGGTGTTCCAGGTGTACCAGTAACTAGATCAGCACCTTGAGAACGGGTCATACTTGAAACAGGTGTATAAGGATTTTCTACTTTAAGATTTGATGCTGGAGTAGTTGATTGTTGTGTATATGGTTCATCATCTTCTAAAGGTTTTCCATATTTTATTCTTTGTATTAGATCATTAGCATTAAGTCTTAAACCTGCCAGACCCATACCTTTATATTTATTTCCTCTACGTTGTTCAGTAGCTCCAGTTTGTTGAGAAACATTAGATGATGCTCCACTAGTACCTGTTGATCCTGTAGCTATTTGTTCTGGTGATCCATAGTTTAAAGTCCAAATGCGATCTTTATTAAAACCAAGATTTCTTTCAAACCAATTACCATCTTGTTTTCTTTCTTTAGAGAATTTTACTCCAGTAGGTAGTAATCCTGATTTAGTTATAGCAGCTGCTGTTGCGGCATATTCTGCAGGATCTCCAACAGGACTAAATGTTCTTGGTCCTCTTGTAAAAGGTGAGTACATATTAAAATATGGTTGGTATCTTCCTCTTCCACCAAAGTAACCTCTTTGACCATATTGTGGATAACCCCATACAGGTTGTCCCATACCAGCTGGATTAAAAGTTTTAGTATTTAGATCAGCAGTAAAAAAATCTCCTGGTCTAAATCCTCCTTGGTATTGACCTGTTGCATAAATTTTTGAATTATCATATTTAGCATTCTGATCTAAAGTTCCAGATGATTTTAAATAATCAAAGGCAGCTCTATTTCCTCTCTCCGATAAATTTGGATTATATCTTTGAAAAGCAGGGCTTTGATATTGATTAGTAGGATTACTTTGAATATTACCTGTTACTTTAAATTTATCTGAACCAATATTAAATTCTTCACCTTCAACAGCTTTGTGTAACCCTCCATGCATAAAATATGCATCTGTTACATCTTTAGAATCTGTATAATCTAAGTCAGCTTGATCTATATAATCTCCACCACCATAAATAAATTTTTGAAGATTTCCATATTCATTCATTTGAGGATTCATAATTAATCCTCCATATTGTACAGCTAATTTTTGATTACCTTTTAAATATTTTGCTGCATTCTCTCTCCAAGATTTAAAAATTACATCCTTTACAGATTGAGTACTTCTTTTGTCCTTTAATGCTGCCTTATAAATTTTTCTAATCTTTTCTATTGCAGCATTACTTTCATTTATGTTGCTGCTTTGAGCCATTTCTATTAAACTTTTTGGTATAGTGTATCTTCCTCCTCGAACATGTAAATGAATATCTTTTGGCATTCTTTTTTGTTCTTCTTCTTGTCTTTTTTTATTTTCTTTATCTATATCTTCTTGAGGTATTTTAGATGCATCCTCATAGTCATATTCATTTTTTTGAGGATGAGGATTTATACCATCACGAGTTTCTAGTTCTTTCTTTTTTGGAAATAAATCTAAAGCTCTTTCCCATGCATCTTGATGTTCTTTTAAGTCTGGTGAATATGTAAATTCTTCAGTATTACTTTTTGGAGTAGATTTCTTTACAGAATTACTTGCAGCACTAGATTGAGTTGCATTAGCTACTTCTTTTATAGATTCATTGTTTACATTGCTACTAATTTCTTCAACAACTAATCTACCTGGAGTAACTATTTTTTTTGTAAAGCCACCACCAAAGTTTCCATAACTTCCTCCAAATATATTACTTGCAGACACAAATGGATTAAACTGAATGTCTGCAGACCTTAGACCACCTAAAGGACCAAAATTATAATTTGCTGAAGTTACATTTGCAGGTGTATAAGGAGTTCCAAAAATTTGTCTATTAGCTCTTCTTGTTCTTCTTCCACCAAATCTTTGATTGTATATTTGTTCTGCTTGTTTTTTAAGAAAATGATTTCTTGATTGATCTTTAACGCCAGCAATAAACTCATTTTTAATTCCAGCATTTTCAGTAGGATTAGTCTCAGTTCCTTTTACTGTTGCTGTATTAGCTTCAGTAACTTCATCTCCTTCTTGTGCTTTTTTTAACTGATTAAATATTTTTTTTACATAGTTTCTTTTATTTGGTATTCCACCATATCTCATTTCTTCTGACTCATCTTCTTCTTGATTATATGAGTAGTCATCATCTTCTTCATCAGAATATAAAATTTGATTCATTAAATCTTCTTCTGATATACCTTGCTCAGTTTCTTCTGGCATTGAAGTCTCAGAAGTTTGTGGTATCATTATTTCTTCCTCTACAACTTCTTCTTGTGGTTGTTCGTTTGATTCAGATATTTTAGATGTAATGTTAGTTACAAACTCTAATATTTGAGGCTGAGCTTCTTTATACTCTCTTGAGTTTGGCTTTATACCATAAGCATTTGTTAGTATATAGTCAGTAATTGTATTTTCATCACTTCCTTGTTGAGCTAAAGTTACTATAACTTGAATAATTTGGTTTTGAAAATCTTCTGAAGATCCTTGTGAAGATTTATTTTGAGAAGCACCTTGCATTTGTTGCATTATACCTGCAGTTACTGGAGTCATACCTGACTGCATACCCATTTGTGCTTTTTGAATAAACTTTGCAGTTTTATTTATATATCCACCCTCACCTGTTGGAGATTTATAAATTCTTACTTTTTTCTTTGCCATAGTACACTATATATTAATAAATATACTAAAAATAAATTTATCCTATAAATCTTATAAGTTTAATCTATTTCTTCTACAATATACCCACCATCTAAATATTTTTGAATATCTCTATCATCTACTTCTAAAATAAAACCACCCTTCTTCATATTACCTTTAATTGCATCTTGAAACATCATATTTATATTTTGACTACTTGGAGATATTATTTTAGAGAATGCTTCTAATTGTTGAAGTCTTGGATCTGATGTTACAACTTCTTTTTTATTAGGGGACCAATCACTATAGTCATCATCATATTCTACTTTAGATTCTGTTTGTAAATCTGGTATTAGTATATCACCAGTAATATCATTTTCATCTGTATGTTCATCATCCTCACCTGTAAATTCTATTGGCTCTATATGCCAGGGCTCATTACCCATTCTAAAATGTAAACCATACTTTTTAGCATTAGCATGTGCCCATGCTGTTGCTTCTTGATTTTCTTCTTTACCTAATGCTCTACTATTTTCATCATGTAGATCAACAGCTAATCCTTTATTATGGTATGAACTTCCAGGAGGAGCAACCCATTTTCTTGCTACTTCAGCAGAACCATATTTTTTAAGGGCATCTTCCCACAATTGTTTTTGTTTTTCATATGATCTATATCCAGAACCTATTTTTAAATTAATCCCTTGAGATTTTGCATCATTAATAAATTGAGATAATCTATCTGCAAAATCTTCTTTGAGACCTTCTATACCTTGAATACCACCACCTTTATCCATTTTAGTTAAGCCACCATATTTCATTTGTGATGACATTCCTTGATTGTACAACTGAAAAATATTTTCAGACGTTGGAGCCATAATTTTACTAAATGCAGCAAGTTGTTCTATTCTAGGATCTACTGGTATTGTTTCTTCTTTTTTATCAGAATCAACATAGTGTTTTCTTTTTATAACTTTTACTGTATCTTCAACTTTTCCAGGGATTCTTTTTATAGTCTTTTTTCTGTTTGGAGCAGTTAAAGATTTACCAGTAAAATTTGATATTCTTTTTTTTACATCTCCTACAGTATAGTAACCTTTTTTTTCTGAATCAAAAACTGCATTTTGTTTATAAAGAGCATCCTGATTAATTCCAAAAACTTTTGAGTCACTATCTTTAACACCTATTACAAAGTCATCTGGTTTACCAACAGCAGCTGGTAAAAAAGTATACATATATAAATCTCCTATGTCTTTTGCTTTACCTGCTATTGGTTTATAAAACTTTTTTACATAGTCTAACTGATCAATGGCAGACATTTGTTTTAATGCATCTATACTAGTTCCTAAACCTTTAGCTGTGTTTGGCATAAACTGAATCAATCCTACAGCACCAGTATAAGGATTAACTGCTGAAGGGTTTAATCTTGATTCATGTTGCATTATACCAACTAAATCATCTACAGTAACACCTAGCTCATCTGCTATTTCTTGCAGCTTATCATTAAAAAGAGAATTATCTGAAATCTCTATTCCATCATCTGCTTTAAGCAATGAAGATTTTTTTTCAATTAAACCACCAGATTTATAGTTTGCTCCATCATTAGCACCATATGCAGCAGCTCCTACTCCAAGTCCTGTTGGTATAATATATGGTAACATGGATTTATATATATTAGGATTAGTCATATCAAACATTCCGTTATTACCTATTACTCCCCCATTTTTATACTCTTTGTTTTGCATATAAGCTCCAGCTCCTATTAAAGGAGATACAGTTAACATTTTATTTAATCCTTTTGAAATTAGCTCGTAATTTTTAGGGTCTGCTTTAATTATATTAAACAATCTTAAATATTTTCCTCCTCCAGCTTCATCAAACATTGCATCTATCATAGTTTCTTTTACCATTTCAGGAGTAATTTGAACATAAGAATCTTTAGGAATTTTACCTGTATCCATCATGTATTGCTGGACTTCTCCTAAAAATGCAGATTTTTCTGCTCCATCTGACCCAGTTAAAAAATAATCAGTTGCATTTTGCTTATTATTTATTAAAGCTTTATACTCATCTATTTGGACAGGTTTATCAGAAACTGCTTTTCCTATCCATTTTTTATCAGGAGTTCCTTCTCTTCTTAAAGTTAATCCTGACAATATATCATCTATTTCTGTAGTAGTTGATTCTAATGCTTTTAATTTTTCAGCAGGTGTCCCATCAATCACTTTATTTATTTTTGATTGTCTTAAAGCGTTTTGAACACCATGTTCTATTTCATGTCTTACTACTTTTTTAGGAAGTGGATGGTTAGGATTCATTGCAATTGTATTTTTTGCACCCCTATAATAACCATAAGTGTTAGGGTCTTCTACAATTTTTAAATCTTGTAAAAGCTGTTCTTCTGTAATACCTAACTCTTTTAATCTTTTTTGACCCTCTGGAGTTCTTATTCTTTGTTTAAAATTATCAAGAACCTCAATACTTTGTTTATTTGTAGTTTGTGGTAATTTATCAAATCTCATTTGTTCATCAAACCATTGATACATTTCTTTTTCTTTATCTGAAAGAGGGTTTTTTTTATAATCAATAGCATTATACTCTTGCAGCAAAGTTTTATTTTCTGGTATTTCTTTATTCCATTTAGCCCAATCTATTTCTGATTGAAATTTAGAATTAGGAGAACCTGGTAGTTGTTTAGGAACATCTATTTTTTTATATCCCTTTAACCAGTGTTGTTTATAAATAGTAGCTTCATTTATTGGAATAAATTTTTCTGGATTTGTATAGACAATATCACCCAAATCTTTGCCAGATCCAAAATAAGTATTTAACGGAGTAAATCTTGAATCTTTTGCCGCATTAGAAACTTCTGTCATATAAGGACCTGGATACCCTCTATCCCAAACATGACCAAAATACTTTCTAGTATCAGATGGAACACCCATTGTATAATAAGTTTCAGGATGTATTATTTTAATATCACTACCTTGAGAACTTGGTCTAAAATATCCACTTTCTAAAGCATCCTTTAAACCAGCTTCATCTCCAATCATTCTATAAGCGGCTTCAGGATTAGGTTTAAATGCCCAAGGGTTATATTTATATGTATTTTTTAAAGGAGTTTCTGTAGTAATAAACTTACCTAAAGTTGAAATAGCTTCTGGTGCTGCAGAAACACCTTTAACAATACCTTTTGTCAAGTTTATTCCTAATTCAGGAATTCCTTCTAGTCCTGCATATGTTAGTGGATTTAATAATGTTGCTTCTAAGTCAGAAACATTTGCCATTTTTTCACCTGAAACAACACCGGGTAATTCTTTATACTCTGATCCTGTTGATAACCCTCTGTTTTTTATATAATTAGTAATTACTGCTCCAGGAATATCTAATGGTGTAATCATCTCAAGAGCTCCAAAATTTGATTCTGCAATTTCCTTTTGTTCTTTTTTTGTAAGACCTGGAATATTAAACTTTAATACATCACCTTGTTCTCCGGGTAATTGTTTTATCAAAAAGTTTCCAAGTTCTTGAGTACCTGCTAAAGCTCTAGACCAATAACTTGGTTGTAATTTAGAACTATATTTGGATTCTGCTAAAGCAGCTCTTTCTCCAGGTGTAAGTTCATCTACCCACTCTCCACGTCTCTTTGGATTAAATCCTCTTTTATCACCTATTTTGTCTATGGCATAAGTATTTGCTAAGTACTCATATTCATCTAAATAATTTTGACGAACATTTGATGGAAAGTATGACATATTAACTCCAGCCAATTTATTCAGTCCTGGATTAGATAAAACATCTAAATAATATCTTTTCTTTTCATCCAACCATTGATCTCTTGGATTATTTCTTTTCCACTCATCTCTAAATTTAGCAATATCAGAGGCTGGTCTTGAAACAGTAACTTCAGCTTCATTTTGAATAAACCTTGCTTCATCAGGATGCTGAGCAACATAATTAGGATCAATAGGGGTAAATGTTCTTCCTGTTGGTACACATGCTTCACCATTCCAATAGTGATCAGGTGGACATGTATTAGGATCTCCACCTTTATCCATTCTAGTTAATGAAGGTATAGAAATATCTTCTACTATATAACCACCTTTTATGTATTCTTCTATTTCATTATCATCAAGTTCTAATATAAATCCACCATCTTGTTTTCTTATAAGATTGCCTATAGAATGTCCATAGCTTGCTTTCTGTAGCTCTCCACCATCTTGTTTATTAAACCATCCACTAAGTAAATTGTTAAGCAAAACACTAATGTCATAAAGGTATTGAGAATTATCATTTGATTTTTTAGAAAAATCAGTAGTATTTATTACATTTTTAGTCCACTTATTTCTTTCAGACAAACCTCTTCTTTCATACTCTTTGAGCATTTTATCTTTATCTCCTTTTACAACACCCTCTACAAAACTTGGAAACTTATTTAAAGTTCCTAGATTATATGCATAATCTGTAAGAAGCATTTGACTATTTTGAGGTAATTTATCATAAGTACCTTTACCATATTTATCATCTACAAATTTTTCTGCTTTAGTTTGATGTGCTAAAACATCTTTTTTCTGTAAATCTCTAGCTTCCTGTTCAGTTAAACCTGAACTAAATGATTCTCCTGGTTGTAACTTGTGACCATAAGCTATAGTATTAGCTCCACCTTCTATACTAGAATGAGGATACCACTTATTATTTCTATAACCTTTTTTAATAGAGTTTTCTAATGATCTTAAATCAGATAAATATTTTTTTAAAGTATCTGGATCTAAATCTTTAGGGGAAAGTACTCCACCAAATTGTTTCTTTGAAAAAATAGACGGATTACCTGCTTCTACATACCCCTCATAATCTCTTGCTTCACCCTCTACACTTGTAGGATTTCTATATAAATTTTCTTCAGCCTGTGCATAAGCTTCTTCTTCAGATATGTTTGGATTTTGTTCAAAAATTTTATTTAGTTCTATATCAAACTCTGCACCTCTTCTATCATAGTAAGAACCTATTGCTTCATCTGATGCAACATATGGATTAGGTCTTTGACCTACTGCCCCATATGTACTCATTGCTCCAGCTTGATTTTGTAAGTGATGAAATAATTCATGTTCTCTCCACCAAGGATTATTCATATTTGCAATAGGGTCATTTGGATTTTGTTTTATAACTCCTAATGCTGCATCATAACCATATCTTTCAGTATCTGTTTCTTCAGGTAAATCAATTACTTCTGGATATACAAAGTTTTTTAAAGCGTCTTTATAATTATTTGGTAATTGATTATATTCAATTTCTCCTCCTGGTTGAAAGTATGGTGAGTTTGGATCAAAAATTTTATTCTTAACAGACTTTGGTTTTTTAAGTAATGGATTTTTTGTAAATAATATGTTTCTAGACATTAAGCTTTTTGAATATTTTTTAGATGGTTTTTTAATCCCACCTTTTTTACCCATAGGTATTTCATACACCATGTCTCCTTCAAACTGATAGTTATTACCTGGAGTCATGTATTGTGCATTACCTAGATTATCTATACCTAGTAAATCATCTTCTACTCCTTTCATGGTTATCTTTCCAGTAGGTGTAGGCACTGCAGTAGGAAGACCTGGATAATCCCATTGTCCTCTTTGTGAAATAATAAATCCCTGAGTAAATCTTTTTAACTCATTTGGACCACCGGGTAAACCAGCTTTTTCATATTTCTTAAATGATTTTTTCATTATCTTAATGATGCTTGATTCTTACTATTTACTATTTTCAAAATATAATTTATACTTCTTTCATCTTGTGTAGCAAGTTTAGAAAGAAATAAGTAATTTAAATAATGTCTAAACTTTTTTCTCTGTAATTGAGGTTTAGCATAATTTAAATTATTTTGATTCAAGTTTTTAATATAACCATTAGATTGTGTATTCCAAATAAATTGATCAGAATAATTTCCTTGAAGTACAGTAGTTCCCGGAACTAATGGACCTGTTGGAGGATAATTAGAACCTATTGGAAATTCACCCCTATCTTTTGTAATATCCCAGAATTGATTAAATCTATATTTGTTTTCTTCTTTTGAAAACAATACATCAAATGAAGATAAGTTAGCTTGATTTAATTTTGGATATTGTAAAGATAGAGTAATGTTATTTTTAGGAAAAATATTTAAATTTAAATATCCAGATACTTGCTCTGTGTTATATACTACAGCTTGATTAAAGTTTGCGTCAAGCACATGAAACTGATCAACACAATTAAAGTTAGAATATTTATAAGCCTCTAAAATATATTCAATTGATTTAACAACTGTTGGAGACTGACCGGTAATTATTGGGTATTCAATTTCAAAAGGATATTGCTTTCCATAAAAATTACAAAAATCTGAACAAGAATCATTATGTTTCCATATTGTATTATCCTTAGTTGTAAATATTCTTGTATTTGCAGAGAATGCTAAATCTGGATGCCAATCATGAAAGCTTATAAATATTTCAGCCTTTGGGTCATAGCTTACAGTCCATGATGCATCTTCAAATAAAAGAGGATCTCCTAATTTATATAATGCCCCAGAATAGTTAAATCTATTTTTACCTTTATCATATACAACCTTACCAATATTATTTTTTAATTTATAGTCTTTTTTACTAATATATAATATTGAATCTTTATTGTCATACATTGTCTGTACACCAATTCCTACTACAGGATTATCAGTATGTGGAAAATCTGGAAAATCTTCTGTTAGTTTATAAGGTAAAAATAAATTCATCCACCACTTTAAACCATTCTGAGAAATTTCTTTTAAACCTTCACCATATGCAAATACTTTTCCTTGATTCATAGATGCATAGTATAAACCTGCAGGTGAATAAAGAACTGATCTTATATTCTGTGATGAGCCATACTCAAATGGTCTATCAGCATTTGTTGATGACTGAGGTGGTGTTGAAAATAATCCACCATCACCTATAGTTACTTTTTTTCCTGAGAGTGTTTCTAATTGATCTATACCTTGATAGAACAATGGACCTCTTGTTGGAAATGTAAATATCATACCAGTCATACCCACACCTTTTACTGTAGTAATTTTATCTTTAAACTGTACAAAGTTTAGAGGTAGATAAATTAGCCAGTTATTATCAAAGGATTGATCATCTTGATAAAGTGAATATAAAGACCTATTTGGATAATAAGTATAACAAAGACTTGCAACATTAGGATCATAATTTAATCCTTGTACAGTTCCTGCAGATAAATACTGTGTAAAAAATTTAGTAACACTTAATGAGTAATCATAATTATAAAAGTTCCCTTTAGTAATTATTTCAGGATCCATATCAAATAACTCTCTTAGATCTGTATATTGGTATGGTATATATGGTTGTTGTGCTTGGAATGT